CGTAAAAAGACAGAAAGGTACTGTTGTCTGTGTTTCTGATAGTAACTCAAAAAGAAAATCTGTTATCGGCCCAGTATCATATAAACTAGGAATACAGTTAAATATAATAGCAAAGCAACAAGATGACGCACTACAGATAATTGAACAGATAATTCCATACTTTCAACCTGATATTACCGTATCTGTTAAGCAAATAAATGAGCAGATTGTAACAGATATTCCGTTTATATTACAGAGCGTAAGTATACCATATGACTATGAAGGGGATTTTATTGGTGGGCAAGAGGCCATTATTTATTCTTTAGATTTTGAAACTACAGTTGACTTCTTCGGGCCAATGGATGATAAAAACCTTGAAGATTCAGCACGGCCAGTTATTAAGCAAGTTGAAGTTTTGTTAGGAACGGATAGGAATGCCGCAACAAAGGAAAAGGGGACTTTTATTGTTAACCCGTTTTCCGCTAACCAAGATGAAGAACACACTATAGATATTGACTGGAACACGGTCAGCGATTGGAGCCCTAATGATGAGTAGCGAATATGACAAAGGTATAGTTGAAAAGGATTTACTTTTTCTACGCAAAGAATTTAAAGAACTTCTTGAGCAGGGGAGCGAAGGTATCGACCTTATGATAGAGCTAGCTAAAGAGGCGGAGCACCCTCGAGCATATGAAGTTTTAGCAACAATGATTAAAACAAATGCTGAAGTTGCAGCTCGTCTTATGGATCTACATAAAACTAAAGCTGGAATTGAAGCGAAGGCACAAGGCCCTGCCCCTATACCTTTAGGGCAGATACCTTATGTATATACTGGAGATACGACTATGCTACAGCGAGAGCTAAAGGATATTAAAGTTGGCGAAACATTAGAGCATAAAGATTGAAAGTAAGAAAATTATAAATACTAGAATAAACTGTCCCATGGCAAAATAGCGGAGAAATACGCAGATGGCAATAATTAATGACCCAGATGATCTAAACCAAGGTGTCGAGATTGATATAGATACCGACAACTTAGAAATAACTCTAAACCCAGGTTCAGGTAACCTTACAAATGATGGGGTAACCCTACAGGCAGTATTCTCGTTTCTTAAAGAAGAGTGGAATTCGGATCCAGCATTAATTGCATATGACTTCCCAATTGCTGGTCCTGGTGCGGTTGGTGAGCAGTTTATCTTCATTGATGATTGGGTACCTAGCAACGAACAGACACGAACATTATTTAGAAGTGCAGGTTGGCGTGAAATAACATCAGGTGGTGCTATTAAGCGCGAATACCTATGCCCAATCAGCTTGGACTCAGGCGCGGCCACGATAGATCCTGGTGATACTGCTTACTACGCATTCGCTTCTGATAGTGCTAAAACGAACTTTGATTTCGATGGGCCAGTTAACCAAGGGATACAAAGCTTTGGCGATACTAATAACGGCAACTTTGATAAACGTAGTGAAGAACTTAAACTATTTATCCGTACACAAGGTAAGATATATAGTCAAGCGAGTACAACGGCTATTGGTGTTTCAGGAATAACATTTATCGGTTATCGATTCCCGCTATCAGAATCAAACGATTTGAAAGGTGGGACTAGTGATAATGATATAGATACCCTGCAACCATACTTAGGTATGAGCATCACTTATGGCTCAGTTGATCGAGTTATTGGTGGAGTTACTTATACTTATGACACCGCACTAATCAACGGGAATAACGGTACAAAAGAACAGATCTATGAGTTTGTACAAAGACAGCTACGTAAATCAACTGATATAGATGCTAACACCTCAGGCGTTATAGGTGAGCTGGCAGATGGACTACTAACTTTTGTTGGTGATACTCTTGTTACCGCGCAAGGTGTGTATATTGATGCATTTAACCCAGATGACACTAACTCAATAACTTTTACTGACGGAAGTGGCACACCAGTTACATTCCCATTTGTTGCGAGCGGGCAGTTCAACTTTAACGCTGTATTACAAGCAGACGGTGATGCGGTATTTAGGTTATTCTTTGCTGATAGCTACGGTACATCATCTGCCATAACAGTAGAAGATAATAACGGCAATCCTATTGCTGGTGACATTAGTGGTAATGCTTCGCTAGGTTTCACTTTTGATTATGATGGTAATGTACAGGGCGGGAGAACTCCAGCGACAGATGCACCAGTAGTGGCCGTTGCGATTGGGCAAGATGGTGCGCAGTATGTTAGAGCAGAAGGCACAATAACTCGCGCTAGTGGTCAAACCTTGGCATTCGTTGCAGCACAAGAACGTAACTTTATCAATCCTGCCTAATGGCATATATTGATGATCTCCTTACCTTATCACCAGATCACATATGGTCTTTTGATGGGGATTATGCTGATAGCGTTGGCACGGCCGATGGTACTAACTCGGGTTTTGCTAATGCTGCAGCATTATGTGAAGGCGCAACTAATAGCGCACAATGTAACAACACAAGCGATAGAGTAACTCTTACTACTCAGGCCGATATAGATGGAGCGGCAACTAACAAAGCCGTGGGTGGCTGGCTGCAGGTTAACAGTATTCAGCTACCTCCCAAATCTATTTATAGAGAAGGTACTACAGGCAATCAATATAATATTATTATGTGGGCTGGTAATAAGCTCATGCTTGATATTGTATCGGGCACAACTGTATTACAGGCATTCTCTAACAACGTATTAAAACCTAACCGTGATTACCATGTATTTACTAAGTTTGTTGGTAACGGTGAATTTGCTTTATATATTGATGGTGTTAAGCAGTCGATTACAGTACCAACAAATGCACAAACAGGCGTTGCAAATATACCGGCTAGAACGGCATTAGAGTTTGGTGATCCATCAGGAGCAACTGAAGCAGGTAATGCAACTGTATTGTTAAACGCGCCTACTAATGGTAGCTATAACTTCTGGTGTAGCTTCTTTGATTCTGCTGCTTTGGGATTAACTGACTCAGCAATTAGATCAGTGATATTTGAAAAGGGTGCAGTACCTGGCGTTACGATTACCAATCAAGCTGGATTAGATACACTAGCTAATACCGTTAGAGCAGATGAGCCTTTAAATATTAGAGTTGCTGATAACGGTGGAGATTTAACTTTAACAGCAAATAACATTACACACGATCCGCTAGCTAGCATTAACGTGCAATGGATGGGAACAGGTAATTTAACTTACATAAATAATAATGGTAGTAATGCTTCTATTGGATCAACTCCTAACGGAGGAAATATAACATTTATTACCCCTGCAGTTCTTACTGTTGGTCCACTCATACCCAACAGCGAAATAAGAGTTTATGAAAGCGGTACAACAAACGAGTTAGAAGGGGAAGAAAACTCAGGCTCGGGGTTTACTAGAAGCATACTGGTTAATAGCGTAGATGTTAGAATAATAAAAAATGATTACGTGTATATAAAGGTTATTGGAATAGATATGACTCAGGGCAATGTATCGCTACCTATCAACCAACAAATAGATAGGAATTATAATGGCGACTAGCTTAATCAGCTACACAACATCAAGCGCAGATAACGAACCTAGCTCTACTATTGACTTGCCCGCAGGTGCGGCTTCTGGTGATATTCTTATATTGTTTGTTGCTAAAGACGGTGGAAACACACCTTCAGCAACAGGATTTACCCAGCAGTATGCGGGAACTTCTTCAAACTCAGCAAACGACTCGCTTTGGTG